TAGATGCTGAGAAGCAAAAGCAGGCACAAACTCCAGTAAATGAGCCAATATATGCACAACCTAAAAACCATAACGAAAAGAAGTGGAAGGGCATGGGTGAGTTTTTAAGTGCAGTAGCTAAGGCTTCAAGTCCAGGTGGAAGAGTGGATAATAGATTATCCTATCAGAACTCAGCTACAGGACTAAACGAAAGCATTGCATCTGAAGGGGGATTCTTGTTAGAGAATGATTTTATTAATGATCTCTTTGAATCTATGATGACGCAAAGCCAAGTAGCAAATAGGATTAGAATGATTCCAATTGGTGCTAATACCAATAGACTTAGAGCACTTGGTATTGATGAAAACAGCAGAGCTAATGGTTCAAGATGGGGTGGAGTTCAAGCTTACTGGGTAGCTGAAGCTGAGACTGCTGCTCAAAGTAAACCTAAGTTTAAAGAAATCGAAATGTCACTTCAAAAGCTTTTAGCACTTTGCTATGTTACTGATGATCTTCTTCAAGATACAACAGCACTTGAAGCTATTGTGAGGCAAGCTTATGCAGATGAAATGAGCTTTAAGATTGATGATGCCATTATAAATGGTACTGGTGTTGGAATGCCTCTTGGAATACTTAATTCAGATGCTCTTGTAACAGTTCCTAAAGAAACAAGCCAAGCCGCAGGAACTATTAAATATGAAAACATACTTAAAATGTGGAGTTCAATGCCTGCTAGACTTAGAGCAAATGCAGTATGGTATATAAATCAAGAGATAGAGCCACAGCTTTATACTATGGCTCTTAATATTGGAACTGGTGGAGCACCTGTGTTTATGCCATCTGGTGGAGCTGCAACTTCTCAGTATTCAACACTACTTAATAGACCAATTATTCCAATAGAGCAATGCTCTGTACTCGGTAAAAAGGGAGATATAATCTTAGCGGACCCAACTCAGTATATTGGAATAGATAAGAAAGCACCAACTTCAGATGTTTCTATTCATGTAAGATTTTTATATGATGAACAAGTATTTAGGTTCATTTATAAATTCAATGGAATGCCATATAAGAATAAACCAATAATGCCTTATAAGGGGGCAAATCCATTAAGTCCTTTTGTAACTTTAGGGGATAGATAGAAATTGATAAAACATACCACAAATAATTATGGAATTGGTAATGTTTGTGGTATAATTTTCTATAACGAGTTAGAATTATAGAGCAAGTCGGTAAATTATAATTTAACAAGGAGCTTAACTAATGATTAGAGAATTTAGAACAACGGATATTGATAGGATAATGCAACTATGGCTTGATACAAATATTTTGGCACATAATTTTATTTATAGTAAATATTGGAAAGATAATTTTGGAGCAGTTAAGGAAATGATGCCTAAAGCAAGAATCTATGTATATGAGAAGAATGGCGAGGTACAGGCATTTATTGGTTTAATGGAAGGTTTTGTAGCAGGAATATTTGTGTCAAGTGATTTCCAGTCAAAAGGAATTGGAAAACTATTGCTTGATTATTCAAAATGTAAGAACAATGAATTGTCTTTATGTGTTTATAAGAAGAACGAGGGTGCATTACGATTTTATTTAAGAGAAGGTTTTACAATTTCTACAGAGCAAGTAGATGAAAATACTGGGGAAATAGAGTTTGTTATGAAATGGAAAAGTTGAGCAAAATGAGAAACTTACAAATTCCAATTTGTCAGATACTTTCTTAAGTTAAGACTATACTAAAAAATAGGAGGATAATGAAAATGAAAATAAAAAAACTGGCGATAATTAGCCTTTGCGTGGCTCTGCTCATAACAATATTTACTGGGTGTAGCTCCACGCCGACAAGCACTGGCAATGTTAGTAATACCATTAAAAAGCAAATACCTGACTTGACGGGTGAATGGAAACAAGAAAATAGCAAATCTGCTGACTCTTATCAAGCTGCAACAATAAGTGGTGATACGATTACAATTTACTGGGTAAGTGATAAGGGCGATACAAAATCACTTTATTGGGCTGGTTCTTTTGTCGCTCCAACAACTGCTGACGAACCTTATTCATGGACTTCAAAAAATGACCATAGTAAAACTGAAAGCGCTTTACTTGCTTCGAGTGATGATACTAAAACTATGAAATACCAAAATGGAGTATTAAGCTATGAAGCTTCCGCTATGGGCACGACTACAACGGTTAAACTTAAAAAGCAATAATAATGACAACCAAAAGAGCGGAGGGCTTTCGTGAAAAACTACAGTTAAATTCCAATTTGAGAAAGGTAAGATGTTGATATGAAAGATGAATTAGAGCAAATTGTCCTTGAAAAATTAAACAAAGGTTTGTTGGATGGTCTAGTAGGAGATGATTTTGTAACAGGAGACTATGCAAAAGTAACTTTCCGTAAAATTATAAAGGATGGGATACCACAAATTCTCCGCTTCGGGGCAGAGAGTAAATATTTTGATAACAAGGAAAATATACGGTTACCTGGAAAAGAGTCGGTGCAACTACTTGAAACAATAGCAGAAAAGATAGAGTTTCTAAAGAAATTTGGATGGCTGATTAATGACCCAGATGTTAAAGCATATAGTGCTTTATTTAAACCAAAGAAAAAATAAAAAGCACATCTTCAATGAGATATTGCATAACAACTTCAATTAATCAGTAAACTCCAATTTGTAGATTAGATTTATCATAAATTATAGTAGTGTTAATTGAATCATGATGTAACAATTTTAAAATAACACAAAAGTACAATATAGACTTGCAAATGCAGGTCTTTTTCTTTTACTTAAATTCAAAATTAAAAGGAGGATTTAACCATGAATTTAGTCGAAAAATATAAGATAGTTCAGGCATTAGAACCCAAAACTACTAATGCTGCAATAACAGGTGATTATGTAAGTTTAAAAAATGTAATTACAGGTACAGTTGTTGTAAATTTAACTCAAGAAGTAGGACATGCAACACAGATTTCTCTCTATCAGGCAAAGGATGTTTCAGGAACTGGGGCAAAGCCATTAACAAATAGCGTTCCAGTATGGGCTAACGAGGATGTGTCCTTAGGGGATTCACTTATAAGGCAAAACGATGGGGTAAGCTACACCGTAGCAAATACTGCAAAGAATAAACAGGTGGTATTTCATATAGATCCTGCAAGGCTTGATGTAAATGATGGCTTCACTTGTTTAAATGTAAGAATTGGGGCAAGTACTCAGGTTACTAATTTTGCTTGTGCAGAGTTTATTTTGGACAGTAAATATGCTGGAGATGTTCCTTCATCTGTAGTTGTTGATTAATACAAGGGGCCTTTTGGGTCCTTTCTTTTGAGGTGATAAAAATGGCAATAAAAATAATAACTCAACCAATAGTTGAACCGATAACCTTAGAGGAAGCAAAGCATCATTTAAGAGTAGACGGAAGTGATGATGATTTACTTATATCAAGTCTTATAAAACAAGCAAGGGAATGGTGTGAAGATTATCAAAATAGAAAATATATAACTCAGACATTAGAGCTTGTTTTGGATACTTTCCCTAATGGTAATGCTATAGTTTTTAATAGCTGCTCACCGGTACAAAAGGTGGAAAGTATAAAATATTATGATGATAATAGACAGGAGTATTTATTTGATGAAAGTAATTACATTGCTGATTTAGATGGCTTTGTAAATAGAGTTGTTTTGAATAGAGGAAAGCACTGGCCTGTAGTTGAACTTCAATTAGTAAATGCTGTAAGGGCAAGAATAGTTGCAGGGTATGGAGATATTGGTGATAAAGTTCCAGAAACAATTAAGTGGGCAATCATTCTGCAAATGAAGTTACTTTATGATGACTATAGACCAGAGGAAAAAGCAAAGCTTGAAGAAGCAAGAAACTCACTTCTTTCTATGAATAGGGTGATACCGATATGATAAAGAATATTGATAATCATTGAATAACTTGTAAAAATATAGTATTATTGAGATAAATAACACTATTTGCGCGGGGGATGAAAGGTCATGGATATAAATTTTGATAATATCAAAGAAAAACTTGGGCGTAAGGCTAAGGAGTACTCAAAAGATAAGAAGAAAGCTAAGAAGCTACTAGATGAAGCTGTTAAGAAAGCAAATAAAAAGGGACCTTTGGAAGAAATATGGGAAAATGTTCAATTGTTGTTTGGACTTATAAGAGATTGGATATCTGGTGATTATAAAGATATTCCAGTAGGTTCAATTATAGTCATTATAATTGGATTATTGTATTTTGTTTCTCCTGTAGATATTATTCCTGATTTTTTACCTGGTGGGCTTGTTGATGATGCTTTAGTACTAGGACTAGTAATTAAACAAGTTAAAAGTGATTTAGATAAATATAAAGACTGGCTTGATGAAGATAAATCATATGAAATTTAAACTTAATATTACACATATTGTTATTGAAATGATAAAAACTGTGGTTTTGATTACTACAGTTTTTTGTTTTACGGTGGTGATACCAGTATGAAGTCAGAGGAATTAAAAAATAGGATTACACTTCAAGGCTTAGAAACTATAACAAATGAGAATGGCTTTGAAGTTGAAACCTGGGGTGATTTTAAGGATTTATGGGCAAAAGTTGAAAATCTTCATGGTAGAGAGTACTTCGAAGCTGCAGCTGTTCAGGCAGAAAATACTGTTAAGTTTACTATAAGATACACAGAGGAAATTGACACTTCTATGAGAATTCTTTTTAAGGGAAATCAGTACAACATAAATTCTATAGATAACATCAAATATAGAAATAAGTTTATAGAAATCAAGGGCATGGAGGTTGAGAATAGTGGCTAATATAGAACTTACTGGTGTTGACGAAATACTAAACAAGCTTCAACAGATAGGTGCAAACTTAGGAAAACTTGAAAACAAAGCACTAAAAAATGCTGCAGAGCCTGTACTTGAGGATGCAAAAGCAACAAATGCCTTTAAAAATAGAAGTGGTAAGCTGAGAAAAGGTCTTAAGATAACTAATGTAAAAAAGAAAGATGGAATGAAATATATCCTTGTAGGTGTAGATAGAGGAGATAACTCAGCAGTGTTTTATGGGAAATTTATTGAATTCGGGACATCTAAAATGCCTGCAAGACCCTTTCTGCAGCCAGCTTATGAGAAAAATAAGAACAACATAAAAAGAACTATAGCTGAAACTTTGAAGGAGGGCCTCAAGTGATAAATAAGTTAGTAATTGAAGCTTTGAAATCTCTCAATGTACCAGTTTCATTTCAAAGATACAATGGAAAACAAAGTATCTATATAACCTTCTTTAACTACTTAGAGAAAGGTGAGCAGTATGCTGATAATGAAGAAAAGGCTACAGGTTACTATATTCAGATAGATGTATGGAGTAAAAATGATTATACAGAGCTTATAGAAAATGTGAAAAATGCTATGGAGGCCGCAGGGTTTATAAGAACTTCTGCGGCTGATTTATTTGAAAGTGATACAAAGATATATCATAAAGCAATTAGATTTTTTTATTTAAATTAGAAGAATGGGGGTAATAATCTATGCCACAAATAGTAAATAGTGCTCCTATAGGAGTAGAGAATTTGGTTTATGCGGTTTTAACAGATGAAGCAACAATAACTTATGGTACACCAGAATTAATTTCACCAGCAATAAATGTAAAAATAAGTCCTAAGAGTAATTCAGATACTCTCTATGCTGATAATAGAGCAGTAGAAACGGTATCCAGTATGGGTGAAGTAGATGTGGAAATTGAAATTCAGGATTTACCTTTAGAAGTTCAGGCAATTTTACTTGGACATACTCTAGATGCTACAAGTAAGGTGATGAGTTATGAAGCTGATGATATTGCTCCATATATAGCTATTGGCTTTAAGATAAAGAAGGCTAATGGAAAGTACAGATATGTTTGGCTTCTTAAGGGTAAATTTAGTGAACCAGAAGAAGAACACTCAACACAGGAAGACAAAACTAAATTCCAGACACCAAAACTTAAAGGTACATTTCTTACAAGAGCAGATGGAAAATGGAAGTACACTGCTGATGAAGATAGTGGATTTGCAGGTGGAACTACTTGGTTTACCAATGTATATGCTCCAGTAGCTTAACATTAAGGATGGGAGGTATAGAATTTGGAATTAATATTGAATGACAAGACTTATGTAATGCCTAAGGTGAAAACAAGAATGCTTAGAAAAGCAATAGAGGTAAATGAAAATGTAGACTTCAATAATTTAAAAACAAAGGATTTAGATGGCTTAGTTGATTTTGTAGTAGAGCTTTATGGTAATAAATTCAGCAGAGATGATTTTTATGATGGGCTTGATGCAGATAAGCTTATAGAAACTCTTAATGACAGCATAAATGGAATAGTAGGAACTATGGGAAGTAAATTGGAGGAATTCCCAAACAAGTAAGCGGAGATAGTGATAAAAAGCTATCTCCGCTTGATTTTATAAAAGAAATTTATTCTCAGCTTTTAGAGCAGAGTTGGACATTAAATGATATTGACGAGATGGATATATTT